CCGGTGACGATGTTGATATAGCCAGACGAGCTCACATACACAACGGTGCCGTTGTAGATGTTCCCGGCGTAACCAGCCGGGTCGATCAAGAGAGAGCGGGTGCTGCCAGCATAGGGCAGGCCGCCGATCTCGTTTACAGCGCGTAGGCCGTAGGGAGAAGCGGTAGAAGCCATTTATTACTCCAATTTAAGAACCAGAACCGAAGCTGACCTTGGTCTTCTTTTCTGAAAAAAGAGGCATCCGAGGATCAGATTCACGAAGAAAGTTGTTGTCCACCGACTCCATTTGAGCTTTGTTCTGGCGTGCGTAGTAATCCGCACGTTGCGTCATAAACTCTTCCGGAATTCGGCAAAGCAACAGTCCACCCACTTCAACAGCGCCCTTAAAGCGCCCTTCAGTGGAAGCGTGCACCATGAGTTCAGGATAGTCTTCTGCTTTGCAGGGTTCGTATCCCTCACGCAACTTAGAAGAGATGTTCGTTGGATCAGCCGCGCCCATGGCTGCAATACGTACCCAGCGGTGTGACCACCCGGGACGCGCATCAGGGCTAGGCAACAGGTCCGGCGGACGCCAAGCTTCAGGACGAGCCATGACTTGACGAGCATCCATTTCGCGCTTAAGCCGATTTTGGGGTTGTGCTTGCTGTTCCATTATTCACCTCGATTAAGTAAAGCAACCTGTTTTGCGTATTGTTCCGGAGTAATCCCAAGTTTGCGAGCCAACGCGACTTGAGACTGCTTCAGTTTGATACGACTAGGCGGTGTGCTGCGTGAAGCCGGAGCTACAACAGCAGCGGGTCGTGTTGCACGGCGCGGAGTTTCATCCTCGTCTGCCGGTTCTGCCCTTTTCCGAGGCGGCGGTTCTTCCTCATAGCTCCCGTCTTCGGTTTCGAAGTGTTCGGGGAATCGTTTGCGCATAGTTTTGTCAATAGTCTTGAAATACTCTTCACTACCAACATAATCCGCACCATATTCTCGCTGCAACTTTTTGTCAAGCCCCATCGCAGCAGCAGTCATTTCTTCGTCTTTACCGAACCAATCGCCGTTGGATTTAAGCCAGCGTTCAGTCCGAGGCGTCATTGAAGAAGACTCCGCAGCGGGGGCCGCAGCGGGTTTGAACTCTTTCTCCTCAATCGGGCGCATTTGCTCAGCCTGCTGCATCCGCAGCGTAGCCCTAGCAATATCTTCTTGCGCGGAGACCAGCGCGTCCGAATCAGCGGACTCATACGCGTCCTTGTACTTCTTCTTGGCAACCTCCAGCGCGCTAGTAGCCGCTGACTTGGACTGCTCAATCAGTACATGGCTGCCGCTGGCAAGCTGTTTCTGAAGCCTTTTATTTTCTTCGTAGACCTGCTTGGCAAAGGTCTCCGCCGCCTCACGCTCGCGCAGGGCGGACTCTTTGGCACGGCGCTCGTCGTGGTACCCCCGGGTGAACTTCTTGATACGAGCCTGAACTTTCTCGTCGTACGAAGCAAGTTCATCGTCCGTGGGGTCTTCCGGTGGTGGCGCGGCTTTACGGCCACGGTCCGCTACAGGAGTATCGTCTTCAATTTCAACTTGGAAATCGTCGTCTTTCTCTGCAACTTTCTCTTTTTCCTTGGCTTCCTTCTCATCAGGAAACTCAAACTCTTCGCCTTCAAACTTGGGCAGCGGCATAGTTACTCCTTAAGCAGCGCGGCTGATACCACGCGGGTCTTCCACAACGGCCTCAACCGAGTCATCGTTGATGATGCGGAACTCTCGGCCATGAATCTTCAGGCGGGTGCCTGAATTGGGGCGGACGATGATGAAATCACCTTCCTTACAGCTAGGACCGCTGGGGAAGCGGGTAGCGTCTTTGTAGGCATCCGGACCAACCTTGACCACAAACAGCACGGGGGTCAGAACCTCCTCGTAGTGCATGGTCTTGGCGTCTTTAATGATCCCAACATCGCTGTCCTGATACTCCTCCATCGCTTCCGGCACCACGCAGAGCATGTGGAAAGTTTTGGGATCAGGAAGCTGCTTGGCCTTCTCTTCAGCGGGCTTGTTCAGCAGGGAGGACAGGTCAATAGCCTGCAGGTCAAATTCACTCATCGTCTCTTTCCAATCGTTGCACGAGGCCAAGGATGATCTGTTCTGCAGCGGTCAGGCCCCGGATGACCCCGCAGACATGCCGATACTCGGCATGATCAGCAGCGCGACCAGAAGACAAAAAGCTTTCTTGGTCTGCGCGTGTTTCTGTGATGAGTTTGGCGGCGTGCGCCAACACCTTTATCTCGTTCAATCTTTCTCCTTCTTAGTTGGTTTGTTAGCCTGTGCCTGCTTGAGCTGCGCGATGTGCTGCGCTCTCTGAACAGCCATCTGTGCGCGGTGTTTGGCCGCGTCGATGCCCAGTCGTGCTCCTTCCGTCTCTTGCTGACGTTGTGCTTTGTCTTTCTGCGCAGCAGAGTTGGCCGCCACCTGCATGGCAGCAATCTCTTTCTGCGCCTCGATACGAGCTTCTTCGATCCTGAGCTGGTCTGCCTTGGCAGCGGCCTCGATCTGCTGCTTCTGCGCCTTGAGCTGGAGGTCCTGCTGCTTGAGCTGCAACTCCTGCATCTGCATCTGGACCACCGGGTCCTGCATCTGCTGCTGAGCCTGCTGCTGCTGAGCCTGCTGCGTATCGCGCTGAGTGAGTTGTGCACTGGCCTGCGCCGCTGCGACAGCGATCTGGTCAGCCATCTCGGGCGGGACCTTCTTGTTCTGCTCTTCACTGGGCAGCACGCCAATCTGCTCTTCCACCTGACGGCGGTACTCCAGCGCGATGTGCTCGTTGATGTGTGCCATGGCTGCGGCCATGATCATCTGAGCCTGCGGGTTCATCTGCATGAGCTGCTGAATCTTTGGATTCTGGATCGCAGCCATGTGCGTCTGGATGTGCGCCTCATGGTTCTGCTCGACGAACGCCTTGACCGGCTTCATCGTCAGCAAGTTCTGGTTCTCCGTCACGGGGTCCGTGGGCACCATGTCGTCTTCAATCGGCACCAGCTTGGTAGCGTTCTTGATGCCCAGCACCTCGATCATCTGGCGGTGCAGCAGGGGCAAGTCATAGAGCTGCGGAGCAGTCTGAGCCAACTGGAGTGCAGCTTGATACTGCACAATCTTCTGCGCCATCGTCGCCGCGTTGGGGTCGCTGACCGGGATCACGTCCACCATGTCGTAGTCAGACCGCTTGGCCTTGGCGCTACCTTCCTCGGGCTCGTAGCTGTAGTCCTCGGCGGTGTAGTCAGCGATGATGGTCTTGAGGAGCTTGAACTCCTGCTTCATCGTGAAGTGCATCCGGGCTTGAACTGCGCCCATCACCTTCAACGTGCGCTCCAGCAGCGCCAGAGTCGTACCCACCGGAGCCTGAGCGGACATGTCGCTCACACTCATATCACCAGCGGACGCAAACGACCGGCCCTCCTGCACGATGCGGTCAAACAGCGTGTACAGAGTCTGGCTTGGCTCCTTGTACGGTAGCGGCATGATGTTGTCACGCATGGAGCCGCTGGGTACATCTACGTCGCGGAACTCTCCCGGTGCGATGGGGGTGTCGTCTCCCTTGATCCGAAGACCCCGCGATTTGAAACCACCGGGGAGGTTAGACAAAGTGCCAGCGTCAACAAGCTGGCGGATAAGCATGGTCGCACTCTTGGCGTAGCCACCGATAAGGTGGATGAGGCCATAGCCATAGAAACCAAACCCGGGAATGTATTGGTAATGGACGAAATGTTGCCGCTTGAGGTGGAGTTCGTCGCCTTCATACCAATTCCTGCGGATCGCCAACACCTTGCGGGTGCCCTTCTCAATAGTGACCACATACGGCAGCGCGATGCCCGTCTCATCTTTCTTCTTGTTCTTGTGCTCGTAGCCCTTGAGATTCAGGTCAACGTGCATCTCCAGCACCCGGAAGCGCTCATCGTCGATGGCGCTCATGCCCATCTCTTCAGCTTTTTGCTTCTCGATGTCGTCTAGCTGATAGCTAGGCTCGCCTAGTTCAACATCTCTATAGAACCCAGCATCAATAAGCTTGAGCACCTCGTTCTCGGTCTTACGCATGACGTGCGTGACCCGCTCGGCAGTCTCCAGATTACTCGCGCCGTACGGCACAACGATGTCCTCGGCGGGGATGAACACCGCCATCTGCCGACCTTTGCTCGGGTCGTAGTAGACCTTCTTGAACGCGCTGCCCGCGATGGGCAAGTTCCACAGCATCTTCTCGTGCTCGGGCCGGTACTCGTACATCACCTCAGTGAGCTGGTAGTTCATGTCCGCGCGCACGCGCAGAGACGCTTCTTCCTTCTCGGGAGTGTCTTTGCCAATGATCACCGTCTTCACAGGGCCAGCAGCCGGGAACGTCTCCGTGATCCCCTCACTCTGGAACCGCACAACCGACTCAGTGAGCATCGGGTGAAACACACCACACGCTCCGTCCCACGGCTCAGTACGCTCCTCATACTTGAGCCCCAGCAGCTTCAAGCCTTCCACATACGTCTGCATCCACTCCTTGCGGTCGTTGATGTCTTTGTCAACCTCACCAACCAACTCCTCGCCCAGAGACTGCAACTCGTTCTCGTCCATGTACTCGGCGAGGTTTGCGTCGAAGTTCTTATCTCCGGTCTTGGGCGCGGGCATGAGGTCAATCTCCATGTCCCCGATGCCGATGCTAACGTCGTCCGGGTTCTCGATCTCGATCTCTACGTCCGGCCCCGCCATTGCATCAAGCCCCATGGGAGCTGCGTAGAGAGATTTATCAAAATTGGTAGCCATAGTAGAGATTCCTTAAACCGTGTAGTACCGCTCTCTGCGCGGGCTCTTGAACCACTGAATATCCTCCGGCTCGTCAGACGGCAGCCGGATGAACCCACCTTGTCTGAACCTCATCAGCGCTTGTGTCGTGGAGTCCACCAAGTCATCGTTCGTCCCGCTGGGGAAGTCGTTGCACTCCTCGATGACCTCTCGCGCCCAACGCCGGTCAGGTGCCCACACCATCCCTGAAGAGAACATGTCAGAGACGGCGTTAACCCGGCTGATCTTATCCTGCCCCTTGCCCGGAGTAAATTCTCCAACAGGCACTCCCATGCGCCTGAGCTCTTGATACAGCGCCGCGCCGTTGGACTTCTTCTCCACCACAAACGCATCGGGCTGCCATTCTTTATATTCGTCCAGCACCAGCTTCTTGAGCTCCGGGAACTCCATGCGCCGCTTGATCGAGTTGAGCAAGATGATGTTGTACGCGTTGGTCTCCTCGTTCATGAACACGCCCCAAGTCGTCAGGGCGTTGTAGTCAGACCTGTTGTTGGCTTCCTGCGCCGCGTCGAGGGACATGATCGTGAACTCGCACTGAGGTGGGCTCTCCCTGTCCCAAATGCGCCACCACTCCCGCTTGAGGAGCGCGCCCTCCTCAGACACGGGGTTCTGCATGTACTGAGCCTCCCAGTACCGCACGTCCATCCCGGCCTTCTTGGCCAGCAGCTCCTCGATCCCCCAGAACTCAGGCCACAGCGGCTTGTCGTTCAAGATCGCAGGGAACTCCATCACCTCCCACGGCTCAACGCCTTCTTCGCGGGCCATCTGGTTCAAAATCTGACCAGTCAAGTCCAACTTCGACCATCTAGTCATCACCACGATGATCGCCCCGCCCGGCATCAGACGCTGAATAGGCCCCGACTGAAACCACTCCCACGCAGGCAAGAAAACATCTGCCTTACCCAGCTTGGCATCCTGCTCAGAGTGCGGGTCATCGATGATGAACAGGTCTGCGCCCCGGCCAGCGAGCGCACCGCCCACACCAATCGCAAAATACTCGCCCTGAAAGTTGGTTCCCCAGCGCGACGCTGACTTTGAGTCCGCTTGCAGCTCGACTTGGGGAAAAATGTCCTTATAAGTGTCCGATCCGACCAGATTTCGCACCCGACGACCAAAGTTCACCGCCAAATCGGCAGTGTGAGAGGCCATGATGACCTTCTTGTGCGGAAACTTGCCCAAAAACCACGCTGGAGCGAGGTACGAGATGAGTTCCGACTTGCCATGACGGGGTGCGATGTTCACGATCACCCGTTTTTTGCGTCCGGCAGCGATATCTTCGAACAATTTAGCCAGTCTGCGGTGGTGCGGACCGACTTTGTAGCCCGGGTAGACGTGATCGGCAAAGGACAGGAGGCTATCCCTGCCTAAAATTTGAGCAGACTCTGCGTCCCACGCTTTTAACAGTTCTAACGTACGCTTTTTGTCCTCCAACGACATGTTGGGCAGGAGGTTTTTCAGCGTTTGTATTTGTTCAGGTGTTATCTTCATCACCGGAAGGGGCAGCGACGACCCTTGATTGAACATCCACAGTACGTTTTTCCAGCTTTTCGAGCGTTTCTAGCAGTTCTTTTTCCACCTCTTCGATGGACTGCTGCTTGACGGTCATCTCAGTGCGCTTCTTGAACGCATCAACCCCATCGATTTCACCCAGTTTTGACAGGGCAGCCATCCGAATCTTGCCATCGGGGTGTTCAGTCTCGGCAACAAGCTTGTTGACGATATAAATCTTCAGGTCCGACAGCTCTTTCACGACCAACGTGTCGTGCTGCGCCACCATTCCCGCGAGATAGGCAATCGTAGGGTTTGAATAGTTTTGTAGAGCCGGGCTCTGGGTGGGGTCAGTCATCATCTGGCGTGCCAACTCCAGCGCTTTGCCGCGCTCGCTCTCGCTTGGTTCGATGGGGTTGCCTGTCAGATCAGACAGTAGCTTGACTGTCCGAGCCCGCATATCCAACTCGTCGCGGTCAGATAGCTCAGGCATGGCTTCTGTGGCGTTGGCCGGAAGCGGGATGTCGTGTTCGACATCAGGGATGTATTCCGCAGTGTTTGCGTTATCCATAGGAGGAAGAAGGCACTCCGTTGATTAGAGTGAAATATAGCACGCTATTTTGACTTATGGGACTCCTACCCGGGGGGTGTTTCTAGATGAAGGGGTGGGGGTGTACTACAAATAACTTAACAAGGGGGTGGGGGGGATTTGGGAAATAGAAAAGTGATGAGTGATTTGTGCGGGTCTTGGTGTAGTGGCCGCGCGGGGGACCCAACCGCGAATCCGGGGGCTGGGGGGCCGTTCCCGCTGAAAACTGGACTTTTGAAGGGGTGACCGGGTACAACGGATACAGATGCAGCGCGGTGCTGCATCACAACCGGAGAAAGCAATGATCAATCAGATCATCTATGCATGGCGCTGGCTCACGCAAGTGCAAGTGGTGTACCAACGCAACGCGAACGTGCCCATCGCTGTATGGTGGGCGCGCAATGAAGCGGATGCGCAAGAGTGGATGCGGTGCATCAAGCACCACACTGTGGTGTACGGCAAGCGGGGCAAGTTCCTCGGCGGTCGGACAACGCTGTAACAACCGGGGGGCCTCGCGCCCCCCACTAACCTAGGAGAAAGTAATGTCGTACGAAGTCGAATACACCGATCTCGATTCCCCCGCCACCATCAAGAAGGCGCTCGATGATTGCAGGCAGTGGCTGGGCAACGCCCGGTACAAGAAGGTCTGCAAATTACTGACGGATGACCAAGGCCGCAGTAGCGAAAACATCATCCGCTTCGGCCTGATGATGCAGGGCATCCAAGGCTACCCTGCCACGGCGATGATCAAGACCTTCTGCAAACAGCAGTAACCAACGGGGGGCTTCGGCCCCCTTATCACTGGGGCTTCGGCCCCTTTGATACCAGTTATGTGTCGCCGCGCGGGGGTGAGCGAGTGAGCATGGGCGCGAGCTTTCCGTTCCCGCTGAAAACTAGACTATTGACCCCGACTAGCGTAGAACAGAATCACCAGACGACGCGGTGTTGTCTGGACTTCAACCGGAGAAAGTAATGCTCTCAATCGATGAGTTGTTTGCCGCGCAACGGCGCGAATGGCCCAACAGTGTTCAACTGTTGCCTGAGACCATGATCGAATGGGCTTATGCCGCGCCAAACGTGGATGAGCGCTTTAATCGCATGGCATCTATTGCGATGACAACGCAGTATGACCGCGTGGTGTTCTATATCACTGACCCCAAAGGTGGTTACATCGGCGCGCGATTCGGTACTTACCCTGAGGAATACATATCAGGGTTCGGTATCTACAAGTCAACCCTGTCGGGCCCGACGATCAGGGACACGAAGCAAATCTAAACCCGGGGGCTTCGGCCCCCACTAACCTAGGAGAAAGCGATGCGAAAGCTGACCAATGAAGCACTGCAAACAGTGCGGCGTGAAGGGTATGAGTTCACCCTGTGGTGTCTGGGTCTGACATCTATTGAAGTAGCGCGACTGCACAGGGATGACCCTGAGCGCTATCAGCGCGTCAAACGGATACGCGCCGCAGTAGGTAGGCAGTTATCGCTCAACACGCGCAACGTCGCGGTTGATTAACAAAGGGGGCCTAGCGCCCCTTTTATTTTGACCTTTGATACCAGTTATTTGTCGCCGCGCGAGGATGTGCGTGTGAGCACAGGCGGGCTAGTTAACGCTTCCCGTCCCCCCTGAAGTTTTGACTATTGTCCCCGACTGGCGTAGAACAGAATCACCAGACGACGCAGGGTTGTCTGGATGTCAACCGCTTTTTGGAGAAACCAAATGAAAGCACCTAAGCAGACGCCCGTGCAGGCCGTCGTTTCCCCCCGCTCCTTCAAGGACGCTGGCTACCAAACCGCTCAACTGGGTGAAGGCCGTAAGGCAGTCGCGCAGTTCGTTCTGGAGAAGTGCCCGGGCTTCTTGGACAAGTGCCCTGATGAAGTCAAGACGGAACTGTTCGCTGGCTTCCAACTGCGCGCTCACGAACTGTGGGGTTCCAAGACCTATCGCAATGGTGATACGGGCGCTCTGATCGAGGACGCGACTGGCGGCATCAGTATCGATGTCAACGTCGCAATGGCCTACACGGGACAAGCCTTCGGGAAAATGAAGGACGAAAACCCGGCCCTGCACGGTCTGTTGAAGGCCCAACGCGAGAAGTTCAGTAAGTACGCCAGCAATTGCATGTCTGACCTTCGGTCAGCCTGCAAACGTATCCTGAACGAATCGACCCCGAAGGAGCGTTCAGCGAACAAGTCGTTCCATGAGGCAGTGACTGACGCGTTCGACGCGTTGGACAAGCGGGCCAAAGTAGGAGAGGGACGCGGGGATGTCACCGCGAACCAACTCAAATTCAGGCTTGCGCGTGACGCGTTCTGGAAAGCCTTGAAGGACTGACCCTGATAGGGTAAACCCCGCCCCGGCCTAGGCCGGGGCTTTTTCAACTCTAGGAGAATGTTATGGATGATACTTTTGTCGGTGTTCTGTTTGTCGTTCTGTTCGTGGAAATTCCCACTAGCGAATTCCGCCCCGCCCATATGAAGCGGGTCACGCTGGCTACCATCAAGTGCGAATACGGAAAGCGGAGCGAGACGCTCAATATGTTCCTGAAAATGAACAATGGGGTGAAACCCGCTGACTTAGATGTTCGCTGGCGGTTCGAATCCCAATTGTTTGTCTAATCAAACAACCTACTAACCCGCAGGCCGCGAGGCTTGCGGGTTTTTTTTGGCCCCTTGATACCAGTTATATGTCTCCGCGCGCGTATGTAGGCGCGTTGGCGTGGCACAAGAAAGTTATTTAACACTTCAGGGTAGGCGGAAGTCTGGCTCTTGGAATCGCGTTGGAATTTGGAATCGTGAATTGGAATCTTGGAACTGAGTCTGGAATTGTTAGTGCCCGCTAAGTTCCAGAATTCCAGAAAAGCCCTGCTCAAAATGACCAGCATTCCAGAACTGGAACCGGCTAAGTTGTTGATTTATAAGGGAATGCGCGCGAAAAATTCCAAAATTCCAAGATTCCAGCAGAAATGTGTAAGGTTTCCTTTTGGCGAGTTTTTGGGCATGAAGGTCCTGCGGCAGGTGCTTAAAAAAGCAGCACAAAAAATACACCTCCGCAACTTCCTTTACTCTTAAAAAAGCTGGAATCTGGAATATCAACAACTTACTAACAATACTACTATCTCTATCTCTATGATTTTATTGGCTTTTTCCGCCCCTCCTCCCACTTATCCACAGTTCCAGTTTTTGTTCCAGTTCCAACCCCTTTCTTACACTATTTACATCTTTTTCACAAATTTATCACCCTGTGAAATCCCGTCCGTTTTTTCCCCTGACGCCAATCTTACAGTTTTTATTTTAAGCAACGCCTTTTTCTACGCGTTTCAGTTCCAGCTCAATATCTACAATATCTATCTTTTTTACCCAAAGACTTGTTTACAACATCCACCTGTAGTACAATGGAGTCTGTGGGGAAAGCATCTACACAGTCCCCACACTTAACGCTTCAGGGTCCCCTGAAGTCCAGTCCTCCCTCAGTCCTTACCTAGTAGGAGTCAGTCATGCGATGCAGTTTTTTGGTTTCCTCCCCCGCGCCCGCAACTGCGGTTGCCCCCGGCACCGCCCACCATGCGGCCTACCCCCGCAGCGTCCGTAAGACATTGCGCCTTGGAACCCACAGCCAAGCGACCCGCACCAACGGCAATGCGAACGGCGTGGACAGCTACATGGCTCAGTGCGAGTTCCGCACTGACAGCTACCACAATCAAAACTTAGTGGACAGCGACCCGCTCGCTGATGAGTTCGGCGACATCGACAACGAGCACGATGGCCTGACGATCACGGACGCCATGGACGACGCCGACCTCTGGCGCTTCTGCACGGGCTACGACGTTCTGTAATCCCAAATCAACTTCTGGGCGCCAGCCAGTGGTTCAGCCCACCCTGAAGCGACAAACAAAAAACTTGACCACAACCCTTGCATCAAGTGTCAAGTTATGGCATAATGGAGAGGCTGGGAAAGCGCAATTACAGCCTTCCCAGTTAATCCTTCAGGGTCCCCTGAAGTCCAGTCCTTTCTCAGTTTTCATTCAGTAGGAGTCAGTCATGAGTGCAATAAAACGCTACTACCACGATCTCATCGCGTCCGTCCCGGTCGCTCCCCGTCCCGCCCCCACTCCCCCTGCCGTCGCCCCCCGCCTCTCCGAGGTGCACATCCTCACCCACTTCGGCGAGGTTGTCGGGGCCTACGCAAACAACGCTTCCGCCAAGGCTGACATGGCAATCATGCAGCACGGTGCGTACCTCAACGGTGACACCCGCGACGGCGACGCGTACGAAGTCCTCACCCTGACCGTCTTCAACCAATAAAGTTATGGGACACAACCGACGACTCAAGCCCATCTGCTCGATGTGTGGAGATACATACAGCCCAAAGCGCGCGAATGCCGGGTACCACCTGTGCATGCCGTGCGGCGAGGGTCAATCCGTCAAACAACGCGCCTCATGGTGCGTCCTCACTCCCCACAAGCAAGGGGCGATGTTCTTTACCGCCGAGAGCGCAGTGGAGCTTGCCCGTGGCATCAACAGCAAATACACCCCGGTGTAATAAACAACCAATCACCCAACCCTGAAACGAAAGCTAACCATGAACACAACTATGTTCGAACTCCAAGCCCCCAAGCACATCATCTCGCTGGCCTCCTCCGCGCTCATCGTGAATGCCGAGGTCAATGTCTGGACTGCCACCAAGCAGGATAGACAAATCTCCAACGAGGTCACCCAGCAGAAGAACGCTTCCGCCGACGCTGGCCGGTTCACTAAGAACTTGCTTGCCAACTGCCCGCAACACAAGGCGCTGCTCAATCATCGGCAGACGGTATATAACTGGCTTCAGCGTTGCACCTACGACTGGG